GGGATGCCTTGCGGCTGCACTCCGTCTCCCGCCACGCCTTGAGGTCGGACGCGCTCATGTTCACGGAGGCCCGCCACTTGGCGAACACCTCGTCGAGCTCCTCGGGGTCCACGGCCTTGTCCACGATGCCGCGCACCTCGTCCTCGGACGGGATCGAGCCTGGGGCCACTTCAGCGAGGATCCGCTCGGCTCGAGCCTGATCGAACGGGAAGGCTGCGATGATGAGCTGGATCACCGTGTCCTTCGGGAGTCGCCCGCTGGCGTACTGCTCAATCAGGTTCAGCAGGCTCTGAATCTGGGCGCCGTTGAGCGACACGCTGGGATCCGCCGTGGCCTCCATGCCCTCCGCTGGCGCGGCCTCCGGCTGCGGCTCGTCGCCCTCCGCAGGCTCCGCTGCGGGAGCCTCCCCGAAGACAGGGACCTGGCTGACGGGCATGTACGCCTGATCGACGTGCTCAAGGTCCACGTCGTCGAGGTTCATCCCGGCGAGGTCTGCCGCCTCGCGGAAGGTGCGACCGCCCTGGGCGAAGAGCTTCAGCGCCCGCTCCACCTTCGAGTCCTCGTCCTCGCGCAGTGCGCCCACGCCGCTTGTGTCGAAGCTGACGCGGTACAATTGCTCGGGCCCCATCAGCCGCCGCACGAACTTCGTCTGGAGCTCGTCGGCCAAGAAGTCGAGGAACGGGGTCACAGTCACCTCCCAGAACGAGCGGAACGCGCTCTGGCTCGAGGCGTAGTTCAGGCCCTCGGTCAGCCCGATGATCGGCTTCGTGACGCCGAACACGCTCATGATGGTCTCGCGGTTCCAGGCTCGCATCGCCTCGAACTCCATCTCGTGGGGCGAGAACCCGATCTCCTCGTAGGTCGTACCCTGGGGCAGCACGGCGGTCTTCCGGTGCTGGTCAGGCCGCTCGTGAGCCTCTCTCCACGCCGCCGCGATGGCGCGGCTGTCCGCATCGGTCAGGTGGCCCTCGACGCTTAGAACGCCTCCAGGGCTCCCTCCGTTGGAGAGCAGCGCCTCGTCGTAGCGGTCCAGCACGAAGTCCTTCGCCGCCGTGCGATACGCGGCCTGCATCGGCCCCATCCCCCGCAGCGGGTTGTAGGGGTTCGACTGAGCGATCTGAATCACGGAGCGGTGGTCGAGCTCCACGCTCCCCGCCTTCGTCGCCATGCGCCACGCGCGAGGGAGCTGCGTCTTGTCGTCGATGATCTCCTCGAGGAGATCCCCTCGGACGGGCCAGAGCTCGTCCGGCACGCGGATCCGGTCCTGGGGCTGGATCGGGCGGATGACCCCGTTCTCCTTCGTCATCATGATGAGGAAGGTCTCGCCGTACAGGCTCTGGGTCTGGCTGACAGACTCAAGCCACTTGCGCTGGCTCATCAGCGCGTTCGGCATCGCGAGCAGGTCCACGAGGGGGCCGCTCTCCACGGGCTCCATCTCGCCGTCCGAGGTCTGGCGCTGGACGACCAAGGGAACGCTCGAGACCGCTCGGGCGATCGCAGAGACGCAGGCGTTGACCCACGGGTGCTGGGCATAAGGGCGCGTCAGCGTCGCGTCCCCAGCGAGCTGCATCATGAACCGATAGCCGTACCGCCCCGCGTCGGTGTCGCTGTAGAGCTTCGACGTTTGGAATCCGGACGAGGTTCTCGCGAAGGGCGAGGTCTCGTCCTGGCGGCTGGTCTGGGCGGTGCGTTGGACGCTCACCCCCCCATTGTGGACGAGGTGCGGACCTCGAACCAGCGCGGTGTCAAGCGGATTCCCTAGATGTAGGGAGGGCCCGCTGAAGGGGGTCAATGGGTCGTACTAATGGCGCGACCCAATGACCCCCATAGATTCGCCCCTACCCCGGCCCGCCCCGCCGCTTGATCGCCGCCGCCGTCATCGCTCGGTTCTCGATCGCGATCTGATCCGCGTCCACCTCCAAAGTGATCCACATCATTTCGCAGTCAAGGCACACGCGCTGCCGCTTCACGCTCCCGCCGCTGTCGATCGAGCGGGTATCACGCACGCGGATGCGCGTGCTCGCGCACTTCGGACACTTCATTCGGTTCCTCGCTTCAAGGGACGTGCCGCCACGTCTGGCGCGTGACGACGTAGTGGATGGCGACGTGGCTCACGCCGTACTTCTCGCCCAGGGCGGCAAGGGTTGCGCCCTTCGCAGCCTGATTCCGGATCGCGCGGACCTCTCGGGCCGTGAGGCGAGCCATGCCGTTCTTCTCGCCTTTGCGGTTCTCGAGCTTCATGCGGTCACCTCGAGGTCCATCCGAGCTCTCACGAACGCCTCCGCTTGCGGAGCGCAGAGAGCGTTTCCGTAGGCGCGGAGTCGTCCCACGCGGGAGGGAGCCCCATCAGCCAACGGGGAAGAGCCGGGTTCAATCGGGCGCCATCGGGGACCGTTCGGGTCGTCGCAGCGGATCCAGTCCGGATGATCCCAAGACGCGCCGTCTCGGCTTGCATGGTCAGATTGGTAAGGCTGATGCCTAGCGAGGACCCTTTCTCTCGAGCCCGTCGCTTGCGGTTCAAGAACTGCTCGATCGTTCCTCCCGGCTCCTTTGCCGCAGGTGTCGCCCAGCCCATGCGCATCGGCCACGAAGTAAAGTCGCTGGCGGATATGCGGAGCGCCGACGCTCGCAGCGCAGGTATCGAGTGCCCCGCAGGCGTATCCCTCTCCTTCCAAGTCAGAGCGAACAACGTCGAACCAGCCGAGGCCGTCCTTGCTCGAAACCTGTTCGCCAAAGATCGTGCTCGGGCGTCGTGCTTGAGCGAGCCAAAGAACGGCAGGCCATGCGTGCCGCTCGTCAGAAGTCCCTGCTCGCTTGCCTGCCGCGCTGAAAGGCTGGCACGGGCAGGAGGCTGTCCAGACGGGTCGGTCGTCGGGCCAGCCTGCGGATCGCAGGGCGTGGCTCCAGACTCCGATCCCTGCGAAGAAGTGACACTGTGTGAATCCATCAAGTTCCTCAGGTGCGATATCCCAGATCGAACGCTCGTCCACGACGCCAGGAGCGATGTGCCCCGCGTCGATTAGGTTCCGCAGCCACTGCGCTGCGAATGGGTCGATCTCGTTGTAGAAGGCAGTCATCCCAGCAGCCTTACAAATTCCGGCACGGATTCCCATCAAATAAAGAACGGCACGCGCCTCGAGCTGCCCCTCGAGAAGGAAAGGACCCACGCATCCGCGAAGTCCGGCGACCGCCCCTCCATCCTTGAGCGGATCTTCTCCTTCGGCTCGATGCGGAGCTGCCCGTTCCCGCTGAACTCGTACTGGATCAGGTTGCACTCACGCCAGATCGTTCGGCGGTACGCTTCGGGCACCGAGGCGAGGCCCTGGTCTAACGCGCAGCGTGCGGCCCAGTAGAGCTCGCTGCGGCGGTTCTGCACCTTGACCTCGGAGCCGATCGTCTCCGTCCAGTCCCCCACTGGCCTCGCGCCGAAGTCCACCCCCTCCACGTTGTAACCCTGCTCGCGGAGCCGATCGACGACACCCGCGCCCAAGCCGATCACGTCGATGTGGACGTTCTGCCAGGGCACGTCGCGCTGCTTCGCGTACTCCGCGATCCGCGCCGCCGTCTCCATCAGGTCGCGGTTCTGCCAGCTCTGGGCGTCCTCGACGCGACCGTTCCGAGTGAACACGAGCGTGTTCGAGTCCCCCTGCCCTCGAGCGATGTCCGCGCCGATGTGGAGCCCCTCCACGTCCGGGTGCTCGTCCGCAGCGGCCTCAAAGCTCGAGAGCGGGAAGATCAGGAAGTCCCCGCCCACCTTCGGGAACTCACCCATCACGCGGACCTGATACTGGGCCGACTCCTCGCCCCAGTACTTCCGCTGGTCGTCGATCCAGGCCCGCTCGATGAACGGCACATCGAACGCGCTGATGCTGTGACGGTGCCAGTTGCCGCGCTGGCTGATTTGGAAGAACTCTCCGTCCGGTCGGTTCGGGTTCCCGAGGACAAGCCAGTAGCAGCGCCCGACGTTCATGTAGCCGCGCATCGCGTTGAACACCCAATCCTCGACCGCGCTGGCCTCGTCGATCACGGCGAGCAAGTCGCCGTAGCCGTCTTCAGTACCGCGTCCCATCAGCGCGTGATGCCCTTGGAGCGTCGTCTCGTCGTTCGTCGAGAGGCCCAGGGCGAACCACTCCGGCGAGAGGTTCCACTGCTGCGTGAGCGGCCCAGGGCCAGGGAGCTCGCGGCTCGAGGTCTCGTAGGCCGATCGGATCTTCCGCCACAGGAGCCGGACCTGCCCGCCCGTGCCCGCCGTTGTGATCACTCGAGCGTTCCTCCTCGAGGCCATGAACCACAGGATCAGCTCGCTCGCCAGGGTGCTCTTGCCCGCGCCGTTGCAGGTGTACGCGACCACCTGCCGGAAGCCCTCCGGGTTCGCGAGGTCTTCCGCGATCTCGGCCTGCTTGCTCCAGGGCTCGAAGCCGCGCACGTCGCGCATGAAGCCCACGGGGTCGTGGACGTACTTCGAGAAGGGGGCTGGCTGGGGCCGCGTGTCCACGGTCCCAAGGCGCTCGCGGAGCTTATTGCTCGCTGAGGCCCAAGGCCCCGGCGCAAACCTCTCGGTCCGTCCGGCCCAAAATCCTACGGGCTGCATCCTTGTCCACCTCCTCCTCGATGATGTCGGCCATGCGGAACATGAGCTGGATGAACTCCTCGGGGGAGATCGACCGAGCCGCCGTCATCGCCGTCTGCCAGTAGCGGTTCTGGCTCTTATTCATCAGGTCTGCCGCGTTGCCCAATGCCGTCAGGGCACGGGACTCCTCGACGCCCTTCATCACGAAGCCACGCAAGCTGTCGAGCTCGCGCAGCGTGGCGTCGTGGTCCGTGTGGACAAGCTCGAGCACGCGCATCACGCGCTTCTTCACGTCCTCGCGGAACTCCGGGGAGTCCCGATCCTCGAGGAGCTCGTTGAGCCGCGCGAGCGTGTATTCCTGCACCGCGATCGTGCGGCGCGGGTCCAGCAGCGCAGGGTCCTCGAGGCGGTCCCCGATGTCCGCGTCCAGCTTCGCCAGGGCCTTGCTGTGTCGGCCATGACGGAAGCTCGGCGCGTTGATCCCAGAGAGCGACTTGCCTCCGTGATTGTTGCAGCGGCCATTCGCCATCGCAGGCTTCGCGCAGATACCGCCTGCGCGAGTCTTCGCTCCACAGATCCCCAGCGGCGTTGACCCGTCGTCTTCGCCGCTTCGATTCATGGGGCTGTTCCCCTCGAGCGTCATTCGGCGCTCGCTGTCGGTTG